TGTTTTGGATGAACATCCAAAATTTATTAGTTTTTTAGAGGCTTACTATGATTTTTTAGATTCAACATCGAATATTACAGGTAAAAAATTAGTTAATATTTCAGATGTTGATGATTCTTTAGAAGATTTTGAAGAACAGTTTTTCAATAGTTTTTTACCTCTAATACCAAAAAACACTCAGATAAACAAAGAACTCATAATCAAAAACATTTTACCTTTGTTTTTGTCAAAAGGATCTGAAAAGTCTTATAGATTATTGTTTAGACTTTTATTTGATGAAAGTATAGATGTTGAATACCCTGGAAGAAATGTTTTAAGAGCTTCAGATGGTCGTTGGCAAAAAGAAAATATCTTAAGAGTAGAAAAAACAATTTTTAGTGAGTATGTTTCTGATGGTGAAACTTTAGAATACTATTTACCTTATGTTATAAATTCTAGTGATGTTTCTGTTTTTATTGATGATGTTTTAGTGACTAATTATACATTTAGAAGAGAATACACAAAAATTATTTTCTCAGAGGCACCAGTAGAAAATGCAGTAATAAAAATATTTTATGATAATTTTAATCCTGAATTTTTTGTGAATCGTAAAATAATAGGACAAATTTCAGGTGCAGAAACTATAGTCGAAAAGGCTTCATCTAAAATTATAGGAGATTTTGGGTACTTTGAACTTTTTATTAATGATAAAAATACAAAAGGAAATTTTAAAGTTGCAGAAGTTATAACAACTAGTGTATTTAATGGTGACATATTAATACCTTTGACCCTTAGAAATTATTCAGAAATAAACACAATAACAATAACAAATAGTGGGGCAAAATATAATATAGGTGATCCATTAATTTTTAAAGGCCCTTCTGTTGTTCCTGCTGTAGCAATTGTGAGTGACATTAATTCTGGGTTAATAGAAAATTTAAATGTTATTGAGGGTGGAAGTGGTTTTCGTGCTAACAATAGAATACTTGCAGATACTTTTTCAAACACATTCTTTGAAGGATTTGTTTTAACTGTTGATACATCAGGTCTCTATTCTGCAAATTCACTCACTTACAATTCAGATAAAATATCGGATTATGCATCAATAACTCTATCTGATTTAGATTTTGGCTTTCCAGCAAATACAGATGCTAATTTAGAAGCAGTTATATCTTCAGCCTTAAGTTTAACGACAATAAACAATTTAGGTCCTATAACTTCTGTAAATGTCGCTTGCACTCAAATATCTTACTCAGTAAGTCCAAGTTTCACGACACTATCTACCATTTTATATGATGACATGAGAATTTCTGATTTAGGTGTTATAGGAACAATTTCAATAATTGATGCTGGAGAAGATTATCAAATAGGTGAAAAATTAATTTTTAGTAATTTAAATGAATTTTCTGGTCAAGGCGCAAATGCAGAAATAGCTAATGTAAATTCAAATGGAGCAATTACACAAATAAAAATTAATGATGGAGGTTTATCTTATAGTTTAGAAAATCCTCCTGTTATAACAATTGATACATCTAATGGTTTTGGAGCAAACTTATCAGTAACTTCAATAATGGGATTTAATGAATCTTATGAACCTGTAATAGAAGATGGACAAGTTGGTGAAATCAAATCTATTCGCATATTGACAAGAGGTAGTGGATATACAGAAGCTCCTGCTATAGATTTAACCAGATTTGGTGATGGAAATGCTAAAGCTGTAGCGACAATTACAGATTCTTTTATACAAAGGTCTGGAAAATGGGTCACATCTGATAGTCTGTTATCTAAAGAAGAGATAAGACTTCAAGGTAGAGATTACTTTATAGATTATTCTTATGTGATTAATTCAAGAATACAATTTCAATTATATAAGTCCATCTTAAAAGATTTGTTGCATCCAGCAGGTTTTGTAAATTATTCAAAATATAAGATAGAAGATTCTGTAGTATATACTGATACAGAAGGAATTACAATACCCCTAAATCAAAAAGTTTTATCTACAGAAAGAGTTAAAACCATATCTGGAAAAGTAAATGTTGTTGCAAATTCTATAACAGTTGTTGGAACAAACACTTACTTCAATGTCGCTAGAGACTTACAAATAATAAATGTTGGATCTACAATTGTTATAAATGATGAAATTCGTGAAATTAATGCAATTATAAGCAATACGCAAATAACAGTTTCTAATGTCTTTATAAGTAGTATAAATAATCAATCAATAAAAATACTGTAGAAAAATATGGCAAGCAATTTATCTAAAAAAATAGGTTTAAGAACTGCAAAAAACTTTAAAGATTCTTTCTCTAGAGTTTACGATCCTATTGTTGGATATGTTTTTATAGGAAAATCAACTCCTTATTTAAATGAACCAACACCGGATACTATTTTTGATTCTGATGAATATGAAAAATTGACATGGGATAATTTCATTGCAGGTAAAAAAGTAACTGAAAGTGATATGGAACTAGTAATTCCTAGAATAGATTGGACTGCAAATACAGTATATAAACAGTATGATGACACAAAAACTTTAAATTATTTACTTTCTGAAACAGAAGAGAGTGGTAATACAATACATTATCCAATGTATGTCATAACTTCAGAGAGAAATGTTTATAAGTGCATATGTAATGACGTTGCAACACCTTCACTAATAGAGCCTACTGGAAACTATTCAGAAAATGACGGTTTTATTAGTACAGCAGATGGTTATTTGTGGAAATACATGTATAATATAAAACCATCTAATAAATTTTTATCTGATGATTGGATGCCAGCTCCATTTGTTTTAGTATCAAAAGTTACAACAAATGATTATGACCTTTCGGCAAATAATTTAGTAGAAGGTTCTTTAAATAAAATTATAGTTGGTAATAGAGGTAATGGTTATTATGATACAGTTATAAATGTTGAACCTTTTGTGACAAATTCAAATACTTTAGTCTTGAGCAATTCTTCTTTCGATCTATCATCTTCAAACATAAAAATTAATATGTTGGTAACAGGTAACGGTATTTTATCTGGAACATATATTACAAATATTTCTAATGCAACTTCAACTTTAACACTATCTGAAAATACAATTGGATCTGGCGGAGGACCAAACACCACAATATTAATTTCTACAAGAATCGAAATAGAAGGTGATGGTACAGAAACATCTACAATTGTAAGTTTAGCAAATGGACAAATAAGGAAAATAACTGTAGACAGTGCAGGAACAGGTTATACTAGAGCTAATGTTTTTATATATGGTTCTGGTTCAGATGCTAATGCTAGAGTTGTTCTTCCTCCAAAATTAGGTCATGGATATAACCCAGCTATTGAACTAGTGGCCAACAATATAATGATAGTTAAATTAATTGGTGAAGTAGATTCTACAGAAAATGATCTCATACCAGTAGGTATTGATTTTAGACAATATGGTTTGTTGATAAATCCATATAAATACTCTGAAACTGAACCTGTTTCTTATGCTAATGCAAATACTGTAGTATCTTTAACAACAGATGTCTCTTTGTTGAGTGGTTCTCCATATGAAGAAAACGAATTTGTATATCAAGGAAATTTTTCAAACCCAAGTTTTAGTGGTTATGTAACATACCAAAGTTTGACTGTAGCAAAACTAACACAAGTTTCAGGTAATTTAGTTCTAGGTTCTATACTTACTGGTTCAAATTCTTCTATATCAAGACCTGTGGTTTCTGTTGAATATCCAGATTTAGAATTTTATACTGGAGATATTTTATACACTTCAGCAATAGAAAAAACCGAAAGATCATTAGGACAAGCAGAACAAATTAGACTAGTATTTCAATTTTAAGGTTAAATATGAGCACAAATTATAATTTAAATCCGTACTATGATGATTTTGATGAGACTAAAAATTATCAGAGAATTCTTTTCAAACCTGGTTTTGCAGTTCAAGCTCGTGAATTAACACAAACACAAACTATATTGCAAAATCAAGTTACTCAATTTGCAAATCATATTTTCAAAGATGGAACTATAGTCAATGGCGGTCTTTTTGATGTTTTTACATATGCTGATTATGTTAAAATTTCAGAAGATATACTCTCCTTAAATTTACCTTTTAGTGATATTGTTGGTAAAGTTTTGATTGGACAAACTACAGGTATTAAAGCTTTTGTTGACGCTGTTGCTTACAAAAATATTTGGGAAACAGAAACAGATATTTTGATGATAAGTTATAGTTCATCGAGTGAAGATGGTAATGTAATTACTTTTCAACCAGATGAAGAAATATTGATTGAGGGCACAGAAGTAATATTAAATGTAGTGTCAAGTTCTCCAACAGGTAAAGGGTCAATTTTTGCGATTGAATCAGGTACAGTATACTCAAAAGGATATTTTTTAAATTTTCCAGCGCAAAAAATTATTTTAGATCCAACAAATCAAACGCCTAATGTGAAAGTTGGTTTTGATAGTACCGAATCTATTGTTGATTTCACTCAAGATACTACACTATTAGATCCAGCATTAGGATCATATAATTATTCCGCTCCTGGTGCTGATAGAATTCAGTTAGAACCAAGATTAATAAAACTACCAATTGATGACGAATCTACTCCTAATTTTCTTTCGCTCATAACAATTCAAGAAGGTATTGTTGTACAAGTACAGAAAAATACTGCTTATGCTGAATTATATGAAGAGTTTGCCAGAAGAACAAGAGATGAATCTGGAAACTATGTAGTTTTTGGTTTTGATGTAAAGACGAGAGAACACTTAGACACTGGAACAAACGAAGGTTATTTAACACTTGAAAGAGGTGGTGACGCAAGTCTTTTAACTATAGAAGTTCAACCTGGAACTGCTTATATTGAAGGTTATGAAGTTGTCAAACCAGCATCGTCATATGTAGCTACTAGTAAAAGTACAGCTAATGTTAGTGTAAATGCTGAAGAAATATCAGCTAGAACAGGTAATTACCTTAGAGTAAAAGAAGTTGTTGGTGTTCCTATAGTTGATGTTGCGAACACAGTAAATTTGTATAACACAGCAGGTGAAAGAGTTACCAATCATATTCCTGTTACAACAGCTCCTAGTGGAACTTTAATTGGAACTGCAAAAATTAAAGCTTTCACATACGATGAGAATGATGAATATTTTATATATTTGTTTGACATTAAAATGTCAAGTTCTAATACTTTCTCGCAAGTAAAAGCTATTCAAAATTCAAGTTTTTTTGCAGATGTTATATTAAATGCTGCAAATAATGCTGTCTTAGAAACAACAACAGAAAATAATTTATTGTTTAAAGTAGGATCAGATTTTACACAATCAATAAGAGGTGTTGGAGGAACAGTAGATACATCTTTCACATTCGCAAGAACATTCGATAATATAACTATAGATTCTGATGGAACTTTTAGTGTTAGTGTGTCTTCTTCATCAGAAAGACATGATTATGGAGTTTCTGGTAGTTTAAACAATACTGAAAAAAGAACCATTGTATTATCTTTTAAAGAAAATGCAAACATTAATTTACCTGGTACTGTTAGTGTAACAGGAAATACAGTTACAGGTTCAAGTACTTATTTCACAAGATTAAATGAAGGTGATAGAGTATTAATTACCGATGTTGTTGGTTACAGATATATTAAACAAATCATTTCAGATACTTCTATGGTTTTAACTACAAGTTTAGGAAGTCCTGTATCTGGAAAAACATACAAAAAGACTTATTTGAATGGTGATATAATTGATTTGACAGAAAAAGGTTCTGTTGCTGGAACATTAAGAACTGTTAGTGTTACCTCTAATACTATTCTTTCTTTCGATCTGAAAGAAAATTATACTGAAACTATTGACGCTTCTGTTTCTTTTAAAGTCACAAGAACAACTGCACAAGAAGTTGCCAAAATATTAAGACCAAATAGATATGTTCAAATAAATTGTGCGGCTTTAACTTCCAATACTAATCCTATAAATTTAGGGTTTTCTGATGTATACAAATTAAGACAAATAAGAAGAAAAAATTCTGTTTTTACTTCTGTTTCAGAAGGAGTAATTGCAACAACCGATTTTATTTTTGATAATGGTCAAAGAGATGATTTTTATGATCATGCTACAATAGTACCAAAAACTCCTGTTAGTAATACAGATTTTCTTTTGATTGAATTGGATTACTTTTATCCAGATTTCACTCAAGGTGCAGGATATTTTTCAGTTGATTCTTATCCAGTAAATGATAGTGTAACTTCAAACACTTCAATATTTACATATGAAATTCCTTTTTATAAATCTCCAGACACCGGATCTGTTTTTGATTTGAGAAACCATTTAGATTTTAGACCAGTCAAACAATCTACAGCTTCTGATGCAACAACAGTTGGTGCGGCTACAGAAAATCCAACAACAACAAATTCATTTTACACTAAAGATGTTAATGGTTTAAGAATTCCTTATCCTTCAAGTGATATTTCATATGATTATTCTTATTACTTAGCTAGAAGAGATGCTCTTGTCTGTGATAGGTATGGTAATTTTAATATTGTTCAAGGCAATTCTTCTCAATATCCAGTTTCACCGTCAATTCAAGATGGTGTGATGATGGTTGCTAGTTTGTATATTCCACCATATCCTTCTTTGTCATACACTTTAGCTAGAATTTTAAACAAAGAAAAACTTTCTGTAGTGACTAATAAAATGACTTATGGTCGTTTTACTATGAGAGATTTAAATATATTAAAACAAAGAGTTGATAATTTAGAATATTACAATGCAATTAATCTTTTAGAAAAGAGTGCTTCCGATCTACTCATAGTAGATGAAAATGGTTTAGATAGATTTAAAAATGGTTTCTTTGTTGATGGTTTTTTAGATCACTCTTTAGGTGCAACATATAACTTAGATTATAATATTTGTGTTGACAAAAAATTTGGTATCATTAGACCAGTTTTTAAAGTAGATTCTTTCTACTATAGTAATAATTCTCTTTCTCTAACAAATGCAATTAAAACTGGTAATTTAATTACTTTACCATACACAGAAAAATTATTACTTGAACAAAGTAGAGTTACAACAATAAAAAATATTGAACAAAGTTCGTATCGTTTTATTGGTACAATGTCTGTCACTCCAGACACCGATGTTTGGGTTGATGAAACCACAGTTGATAGAAAAATAGAATTTGGTAATGATATTCCAATCGAAAATACATTATCTACTGAATGGGGTTCTTGGCAAACTAGAGTAACAGGTGTATCAACATCAACATCTGTTATATCTTCTACAGATACTTCTGAATTTACAACTTCTATAAAACAAGGTGCTGATAGTACATATAATGTTTATGCTAGAGGTGGTGGTGATAGAAGTTCTAGTGTTACAGGTTTAAGATTAATAGGAACATATACATCTTATGCAGAAGCTGTAAAAGCAGCACAATCACAAACAAGAACAAAACTAGAAACTGTTTCTGGAACAACTACAACAACTAAGATAAGAGCAACAACTACTACAGATACTACAATAGAAGATACTACTACTGAGTACACAACAGGTAGAAGTGGTATTCAGACAACCGTTAAAGTAGATAGGGAAACTAAAGAAATTGGCAGTTTTATTACTGATGTTTCTGTAGTTCCTTATATAAGACCTCAAGTCATAAGATTGAATTCATTAGGATTAAAAGGTAATACAAGATATTATGTCTACTTTGATAATCAACCAATGAATGATTATGCAGCACCAGTCGTAAATAATACAATAGGTTCTGAAGGAGCACCTTTAATATCCAATCCAAATGGTGAGTTGATTATAATATTGAGACTGCCTAATGAAGGTAAGAGATTTACCATAGGCACAAAAGAGATTTTAATTTCTGACAATCCAATCAACACTATAGATGCTACTTCATATGCAAAAGGTTATTTTGTTGCAAGTGGTTTAAATGCTCAAAAACAAAATACAATATTATCAACAAAAGTTGTAAATAAACAAGAAGTACAAGTTTCAGAATCTTATTTGACATATGGTTCAACATCAAGAGTAATTGGACAAACATCAAATACCGTTTTTGAAGAGTTGTCAAGTGTAACTTCTACAACACCAGGTTCTGTAACAATTTATGGACCTTCTTGTGCGGCTTATTCTTTCTTAGTTACTTTACCAGAAGGCGAAACAGGAACATTCTTAACATCAGTAGATGTGTTCATTCAATCAAAAGATCCTACATTAGGAGTTTGGTTTGAAATAAGAGAGATGGACAATGCTGGTGGAATAACAAGAAATCAAGTGCCTTATAGTGAAAGATGGTACAAATCAAGTGAAGTAACAACGACCAGTGATGCTACTGTTCCACACAAAGTTACTTTCCCAAATCCAGTTTATCTATTGAACAATACACAATACGCTTTCGTTATTCACACAGAAGGCATTAACCCTAATTACTATTTCTGGATTTCTAGATTAGGTGAAACAGACATTCTCACAAACAATCCTGTAAATGGTAGACAATTAACAGGAACTTATTATACTACCAACAATAATTTAAATTGGAGTATTGTTCCTGATGTTGACTTAAAAATAAGATTCAATAGAGCAAGTTTCTCAACGGGTGTTACAGGATCAGCTATTGTTGGAAATGATAGATATGAGTTCTTTAATTTGACTGATGTTACTGTTCCGTTTAACATATTTGGTGAATCTATCAAATCTAGTGATATAATTACATTGAAAAATGTCAATAACACAGGTTCTAATACTATAATTTCTGGTGACAAAATACAAATTGGTTCTAACACTTACAATATTGTAAATGTGGCAAGTACAATCTATTATACCGATGGTTTTGAATTTGCTGCAAATAGTGGTGTTACAATTTTAGATTCGAATTCAGTACCAAAATTAATTACAGCAAATGTTGCAACAAGAATAAATGCTACAGCTGTTTTAAGAAAATTTGAAGAAGATGATGGTTACATGATACTTGAAAATTCATCTGGCAACTTTTTTGCTAATGGTAAGATACAAGGAGTGACATCAAATTATACTGCGAAAATTTCTAGTTTTGGTGATTGGAAATATAATACAGTAAACTTAAAACCACATCATTTAAAATTTAAAAACACATTATTAAACTTTGGTATTAAAGGAGTAAAAACATCAGATAACTTATTAGAATCTGAGTTTAAAACATTCCCAGAAGATACATCTGTTGAGTATGATGAAGAATACACAATTAAATCACGTTCTGTTGAAGTTTCAAGTTATTCAAGTTCAAATTCATCTCAAATGATTGCAACATTTTCTTCTATTAGTGATTATGTTTCTCCTGTTATAGATTTGAGTATAGCAAATGCCGTCTATGTTAGAAACTTAATTAACAACGATTCTACAGGTGAAAACAATAAAAGTGGTGGTAATTTAGTAAATAAATATATTTCAAAGACTGTAACATTGGCTGAAGGTCAAGATGCAGAAGATTTGATTGTTTATCTCACTGTTTATAAACCTGCGACGACTGATGTAAAAGTTTGGATGAAAATTAAAAATATAGAAGATGTATCTGAAACCTTCCAAAATAAACCATATTATGAATTAGAAAAAGTTGCAGATATAATTTCTAGTTCTGTAGAGAAAAATGATTATATTACAATAGTTTATAAAATACCGGACTCAATGCTTACAGGACCTTTTGGTGCGGTTCAATACACAAGTGGTTTAAATACATTTACAGGATTTAAACAATTTGCTGTTAAAATTGGTTTACTTGCTCAAAATAGTGCAATAGTACCTAAAGTGACAGACCTTAGAGTTATAGCATTACAGAGATAAGTTATGGAACTAAAAACTGATCTTCCTGGAATTTATAGACAAGAATCCGGGGCACTGATAAATAAAAATAATTCAGCTTTAATGGACTATAAAAGAAAAAGACAAGAAAGTAATAAGTTGAACAACATAGAAATTAAACTGAATTCTCTAACTGAAGAAGTCAACAAATTGAAAAAAATTATAGAAAATATGTCAATTAATAGTAAGGTATAATAATGCCTATTAACCAATTATCTCAAAGTAATACCTTCGCTCAATGGTTAGTTGCAACACAAGCTCTCATTGAAAAATGGAACTTTTATGAAGATACCTCTAATTTAGTATTGGATACAGCAAATACTGTATATGAAAGAGGTAATGTAATTGCAAATTCTGAAGCATTAGTTTTAAATACAGCAAATGCTGTATTTGCAGAAGCAAATATAATTTACAATACTGCAAATACCGTATTCAATACTAATAGTGCAATAACAAATACTGCAACAATTATTTTTGATTTTGTTGATAACGCTTATGATGTAGCAAATGCTGTATTTTTATATGCCAATTTATCTTATGCACACGCAAATGGTTCTTATAGTCATTCAAATGGGGCTTTTGATCGTGCAAATATAGTATTTACACATGCTAATGGTGCCTATGATTTTGCAAATTCAGCTTATAATTTTGCAAATGTTTCTTATGAGTTTGCTAATAATATTTATGAGGCAGCAAATACAGCAAATACACTATCTATCGAATCATTTATTTTAGCAAATTCAACATATGGATTAGCAAATGGCGCCTATGAATTTGCTAATGCGGCTTATAATTTTGCTAATGTTTCTTATTCTCATGCAAATTCTTCATATGAACATTCAAATGCAGCATATACTTTAGCTAATGGTGCTTATGAATTTGCAAACTCAGGTTATAGTTATGCTAACACAATTTATGAATTTTCTAATAACGCAAACATAATTTCTATTAGTTCTTATGCACACGCTAACGGTGCTTTTGATCATGCCAATGGAGCAAATATAACAGCTCAAAATGCATTTGATTTGGCAAATTTAGCTATACAAAATGTTTTCCAAACTATAGATGATACAGTTTCTTCTAATACAATATACCCAGCAATGTTGTTGGCCACATCTGGTGTTCCAAATAGAGCATATGTCTCATCAACAAAACTATATTATAATGTAGAAACTGGACAATTAAGTGCAACAAATTTTAATTCTCTTTCCGATCTAAATAAAAAGAATAACATCATAACTCTTGAAAATGCTTTAAATTCTGTTATGAATTTAAGAGGTGTTTCTTTTACTTGGAAAGACACACAACAAAAGGCAATTGGTGTTATAGCTCAAGAAATAGAACAAGTAATCCCAGAAGTAGTTTCGACTAACAACGAGGGTGAAAAATCTGTTTCTTATGGCAACATAGTAGGTCTTCTAATTCAAGCCATAAAAGAATTGAAAAAAGAAGTAAATGATCTACGAGAAATTATAAATAAACTAAACACCAAATAAAGCCTAGTTCACAGGAGCGAAGATGGCAATAAAGATTCAAGGCACGACAGTCATTGATGACAGTCGTAACATCACTAATGCTAATACCGCAGAATTTACCGGTAATACGCATATCAAACTACCAGCAGGTACAACTATACAGAGACCAGGTGTTCCTGTTCAAGGTATGTTCCGTTACAACACAACGGAAGAAAAATTTGAAGGATATACAGCAAAAGGTTGGGGCTCAGTTGGTGGTGGAGGTTTTGAAGAAGTAGAAATTGTTTCTTCTAACCAAGTCGCTAATGTTGGTTCTCTACATGTGATTATAAATACTTTAACATTGACACTACCAACAAATCCTTCTTCAGGAGATTTAGTTGGTGTGTCTAATAGAAGTGGTAATACAGATGTGATTATTTCTAGAAATGCAAAAAACATCATGGGTATTGCAGAAAATATGACCATTGATGTTCCTGACGCAGGTTTTACATTAATTTATACTGACGAAACGAGAGGATGGGTGATTATATAAATGAGTGAACATGATATTATTGATGGTGACAAAAAAGTTCCAATAGTTTTAACAAATGCAGGTAAAGGTAAGAAGATTTTTATTGGAACTCCTGCATATGAAGGAAAAGTTCATGTGCCTTATGCTATGTCTTTGCTTGATACTAATGAGATACTCCGTATGCAAGGTTATGAGGTTTTAGTTCGTTTACCTGTAGGTGGTTCTTTATTAGTGGCTGATAGAAATCGAATACTTCAAATGTTTTGGGAAACTGAAGCTGATTACTTATTGTGTGTTGATAGTGATTTAGGTTGGGATCCAAGAGTTGTATTGAAACTTTTGAATGATATACAAAGTAATAAAAAAGAATTTGTAGCTGGTGTTTATCCATCGAGAGATGGTAAAGGGTTTAACTTTAGGCCAGAACAAGAACCTGACGGTAGAATCGTCATGTGTCCTGATAGTAAACTTTTGAAGATGCAATATATACCAGCTGGTTTTATGTTGTTTACAAGAGATGTTGTACGAAAGTTAAGAGAGAACAACCCTCAAAGATTTTACACACCAAAAGATCCAAGAAGCAAAACAGAAAGCGCATACTGTTTGTTTGATACTGAGGTGTGGGAGGGTGAGTTTTGGGGTGAAGATTATGTTTTTTGTCGTAGGGTTCGTGAATGTGGTGTAGATATATGGGTTGATCCATTAATTGAATTTAATCATGCAGGTGTGGTGGGTTCTCTTATCGAAGCGCTAACTACTGATCCTAATAAAGCACAGAAATGAGTTTTCTAAGTAACACACAATATCTAATACAAACATCAGTTTTTAACAGAAGTAAAGTAGGAGAACCTATACCAGTTATTACTGGTACACATAAAGATCCTCCTAACACTTTAGCCAATGGTATTTTTGTTAAAACTGATGCTGTATATTCAAGACAAGATTATCCAGAATTAGCTAATGCAGTAGGTACAATTTTTCTAACACAGAAACCTTTAATAGCTAATTTAAGAGGAGGATTTTCTGGTGTTACTTCAAACTTAAATTCAGTATTATATGTAACTCCAACATCAACATATATTGCTGTTGGAGATAACGGTACAGTTTTAACATCAGCTAATGCAATTATCTGGACCACAAGAACATCTGGAACAACTAATAAATTATTTTCTGTCACACATGGTAATGGTCTGTACCTTGCTGGTGGACTAGACGGCACTTTAAGATCATCGACGAATGGTATCACATGGACAACAAGAACAGCTCCAACAAGTAGTACAATATTTACAGTTGGTTATGGCAACGGAAACTTTTTTATAGGTGGTTATCCTTTTGTTCATTCTTCAACAGACGCAGTAACTTGGAGTACGAATCTATATAACACGACGACTGGTTATGGAAACAGAACATTTACTTCTTTCTTTTATGGAAACGGAATTTATCTTTGGGGTACAGACAACGGAAATATATTTTCTGGAAATACTCCTTCAGAATTAGTGACATATAAAGGAGGTGTTCCTGGTTGGGCAAGTCAGATTGCTTATGGTAATAGTAAATATGTCGTTTCATCATATTCTGGTGATGTCGGTTACATTTATACATCAGCAAATACTTTAAACGGAAGTTGGTCATCGACATATGGTACAGGTGGTGCTCCTAGATATTCTTTAGCATATACTAATTCTCAATTCTTTTCTTCTGGTCAATCTACTTCTTGTACGCAGATATCATTATCTTCAACAGATGCAGTAACATGGTTTACAAGAACACCTTTAACTGAAACTGTCACTTCAATTGGTTCTCTAACTTCTCCATCTATAGTTTCTATGACTGTAAATGGTAATACGGTTGTAGAAGTTGGAAGTACAGGTTACGTTGGTGTTTTTGATTCTGTTCGAGCATCCGACTCTTATCCATTATATTATAACCCTACTACTCATTTTTATGTTCCTCCTTTCACTACAATACCTGCTCCTTTTGATCTTGCTGATGGTTCAACTGCAAAAATAACTTATTATGTTAGAGCAAAAAACACAGGAACAACAGGTCTTCAAGCACCAGGATTTATTTTTTCACCTTATATAACAAACTATGGTTATAATGAACCTTCAGAATTATTAAATGGTAAAATTGTAAAGTCAAATAGTGTATTTTTAAAGACACAATATCCAGATTTATACGACCAAATAGGATCAGTTAGAGCTTCACCTTGGACTCCAGCAAACACATTAAATGTTGCTGTAGCTAATACACTTACAAAAGTTTTATATTCTTTAGGAAATTATATTGTTGTTGGAGCCAATTCTACAATATTGACCTCAGCTGATGGTGCAAACTGGTCAGTTCAAGGTACATCTAGAGATACAGATGCATATTCAGATATTGCTTACGGAAAAGGTGTTTATTTAATATCTGGTAGAAACGGAATAATTGGATCTACAGACCCATTAAACTGGGGTGGTGGATCAGCATTTAATTCTACTATTTTAGTACAAGAAGGTGTAAGTCAATTAGCACAAACACAATATGGAAATGGAACATATGTTGTTTTTGGTTACAATAGTAGTTTCGGTGTCTATGTTCATAACTATTCTACAGACGGTGGTAGAACATGGCAAAGAGGCAGCACATCTCAGACACAAACTACCCCTGTAAATTGTTCAGTTTATGGTAATGGAGTTTTCGTTTTTGTCGGCCGAGCAGATAATGTTTATTATGGACCTTCAACAAGTATAAGTCGAGCATCAATTGGTGGCACAGCAGGCACTTCAGCCATTTCTGGTGCGTGTTATGGTGGCGGTCAGTTTGTGTTGGTGGGACAAAGTGGTGTTATAGCAACTTCACCAAACGGTTCTAGTTGGACACAAAGAACATCTAACACAACATCATATTTGTATGGCACAACATATGGTAATGATTTTTACTTAGCTGGCGGTGATAATGGAGTTCTACTTTCTTCTGAAATTGGTACAACCTGGGACACAAGAACATCTGGAACGACAAGCACAATACTTTCTATGGCATATGGTAAAGGCACATATGTCTATGCAACAACAGGTGGTGGACTAGCAACATCGACCAACGGTATAACATGGGTACAAAGAACTTCAGGTCTTTCTTCAAACATCAATAAATTAATTTATATAAATTCTGGTTATTTCTTGTTAGGTGATAATTTAGGAAATTTAAGAAGTTCAACAGATGCTATTACTTGGTCTTCAGTACCTAATAATTCAGGTTCATCAGAAATCTATAATCTTGGTACAGATGATGTTGGTTATTTTTATATTGTAAATGGTACTAGAAATTGGTATTACTCTAGTTCTTTTGGTTCTGGTGGTAATTTTGGCCTTTCCACAACATCATCTATACAATCAATGATTTATGCTAATGGTTCTTTTTGGTATGCTGGTGTAAATGGAATTTTAGGAACATCTACTGATGCTGTTAGTTGGGATGTTTATCCTGCTACAGCAAGTCCTTCTGGATCAACAACAACAATTTATACAGTTGCTTATGGTAATGGACTATTTTTCTATGGTGATTATAATGGAAGAATTGCTACATCTCCAAACGGAATAACTTGGACAGCCCCTGCTTCTGGCACAAATCAACAATTATATTCATCTGCATATGGAAGAACACTATACTTGGTTGGAGGTAGTAGTGGTAATTTAAGATCGTCTACAGACGGCACCACATGGCTCACAAGAACTTCTGATACAACAAGTTGGATTTATACTATAAATTATAGTAATGGCCTACACTACCTTGGAGGTTCTGGAGGTTTACTATCAACATCAACGGATGGTATTACATGGGACACTTATCCTAAGTTTTCAACAACAGGTACAACTTCGCAAATAAACAGTATCATTTATAATAGTGGTGTTTATCTACTTGGTGGTACAGGAGGTATGTTAAGAATATCAGCCAATGGTATAGTTTGGGATACTGTTACTTCTGGAACCGCAAGCACAATTAATAACGTATATTATGTCAATGGAGTTTATCATTATGTTGGTGACACAGGTGCTATAGGATCTTCAACAAATAGAATAACTTGGGTTTCTAGAGTTTCAAATACCTCAAGTAACATAAGAAATATAATGTATGCTAATGGTGTTTTCGTTTATGTTGGTTCTGGAGGAACTTTAGGTACTTCTACAGATTACTTGACTTGGGATGTTTTCCCAAGAGTTGTTAGTTCTGGAACAACAAGTTTAATTAGAACATTCACATACGGTACAGGTCTTTATCTTTACGGAACAGATGGTGGTGGAATTTCAACATCAACAGATTCTTTTAACTGGAATGCTAGAACATCTGGAACTACAAGTGCAATTATAACATCTGTATACAATGCAGGCCTATTTTTAGTTGCTGGTGCCGGTGGTATGTTAAGAAGTTCTACTGATGCAGTTACATGGGACACAAGAACATCTTTAACCACAAGTCAAATAAACAAAATACTTTTCAACAACGGTGTTTATGTTTATTCTGGTGTTGGAGGGGTTGTGGCCAACTCTACTGATGGAGTTGATTGGTCAGTATTTCCAAGATTTTCTACATCAGGCACCGCAAGTTTAATAAACACAATAGTATATAATAATGGTCTATTTGTTTACGGCACAAACGGAACAACCTCAGATGGTGTTATAAGAACATCAACTGACGCAATCACATGGGCAACAAGAACATTTGGTGTTACAGGTACAGTTAGTGTAATAAGATATGGACAAGGACTTTATACTGCTGGTGGAACAACAGGTATACTTAGAACATCAACTGACGCAATTACATGGGATGCCAGAACATCTTTAACAACGAGTCAAATATTTTCAATGGCTTATGGTAATGGATTATTTGCTTTTTCTGGCGCCGGCGGTGTTTTAGGAACTTCTACTAATGCAGTAACATGGTCTGTATTTCCAAGATTTTCTACATCAGGTACTACAAGTCAAATCAATGCATTAATTTATAACAACGGACTTTTCATGTATGGTACAACTGGTGCTACAGCTGCTACCGTACTGAGAACTTCTACTGATGCAATCACATGGGATGTAGTTAATAACTTTGGAATAGCAACAACAGTTTTCGCTTTAAGTTATGGAACTTCTAGATATGTTGCAGCTGGTGCTTCAGGCAATTTAAGAACTTCTTCAGATACAATAACTTGGGATGCTAGAACATCTTTAACAACGAGTCAAATTAATGCATTAACATATGGTAATGGTAAACATGTTTATGCTGGTGCCGGTGGTGTTGTTGCTAACTCTTTAGATGCTATAAATTGGGATGTATTTCCTCGTTTTGTTACAACAGGAACATCTTCTGATATCTACGGTATGACATATGGTAATGGCGTTTTCTTTTATGCTGGTTTAAATAATGCAGCAGGTTCTTCTACAGACGGTATTACATGGACAACCAGAACTCCTGGAGCAGTAGCTGGTTTAGAACATAGAGCAGTCACTTATGGAACAAGATTTGTTTTAGCATCTGATGCTGGTGATTTAAGAACATCTTCTGATACAGTAACATGGGAATCTCGTTCATCATTTACTACGAGTAATCTTCGTGCAATAGAATATGGAAATGGAAAATATTTGTTTGTTGGAGATGGAGGTATAGTATCTAACTCTACTGATGGTGTTCAGTGGGAAACTTTCCCAAGATATTATACACATGGAACATCTTCTGACATTTACTCAATGGTTTACGGTAATGGAATATTTGTCTTAGGTGGTGCTACAACTAATATTAAAACCTCTACAGATGGTATTACTTGGGACACTAGAACATCTAGTGCTGCTGTAACACACAGATCATTAAGATATCAAAATGGTTTTTATATTTTAGGATCAGACAGTGGTAACTTACAAACTTCTACTGATGCGATCACATGGGTTTCTAGAGTATCAGGAACAACTAGTGCAATTTATGGACTAACAAGCAATGCAACAAATACATTATATGTTAAGTGTGGTATAGGTGGTTTTATAGGAACTTCAACTGATGCTATTCTTTGGGATGTTTATCCAAGATTTCCTACTACAGGCACATCAAGTCAAATTGCAGCAACTTTAATTGCAAATAACTTATATCTATATTCAACTCTTACTGGAGGTTTAGGAACATCTACTGATGGTGTCACATGGACAGCACAAACTTCTGGTACAACAAGTAACATAAATGCATTGGCTTTTGGTGCAAATTTATACACCTATGCTGGAGCAGGTGGTGTATTATCAACTTCTACTAACGGTGTTACATGGACAGCACAAACTTCTGGAACATCATCTCAAATTAACGCATTAATATATGCAAACTCAAGGTATGTTTTTGGTGGTGCTGCTGGTCTAATAGGTTATTCTACAAATGGTACTTCATGGACAATAGCTGCTTCTGGAACAACTAGTGCAATAAATGCTTTAACATATGGAAGAAATTTATATCTTGCAGCTGGTGATGGTGGTAATATAAGGAGTTCAACAAACGGTATTACATGGGACACAAGAACATCTCTAACCACAAGTCAGATATTAGCTTTAACATATAGTAACGGTTTATTTTTAATGACCGGTGGCGGCGGTATGTTGCGATCTTCAACAGATGGTATTACATGGGATACAAGAACATCTGGAACAACAACAGTACTTCGTGCATTAACTGCTTATAGAAATAGATTTGTTTTAGCAGGTAACGGTGGATTAATTAGAACATCTACTGACGGAATTACTTGGACTACAGAAGTAACTGGAACAACAGGAATAATTTATTCGTTGTCCCCATCATCTACAGACTTAATATATGGTGCTGCATCAGGACAAATAGGTACTTCAAAGAAGACTTTTTTTGGATCAAGAACGACAAGTAATTTATTGAGTATGTCTTTTGGTGCAGGACTTTATGTTGCAGTTGGTGCTAGTGGTGTTGTACTAACATCAACCGATGCGGTATTTTGGGAATCAAGAACTTCAACTACTGCAAGTCAATTAAATGAAATTAAGTTTTTTGGTAATCAATTTATTGCAGCTGGAGTTGGAAGTGCATTAATAACTTCTCCTGATGGTATTACATGGACAGCCAGAACTTATGGTACATCTACTACACTAAACTCTATTTCTTATTATAAGAATCAATATTTTGTTCTTGGAAATGGTGGAAATATAAGAAGCTCTACTGATGCAATCACATGGGAAGTTAGAACCGGAAAACTTAATACAATATGGTATACGAGTACATTTGGTAAAGGAACTTTCTTATACGCTGGCCAAGCTGGTAATATAGGCATTTCAAGAAATAATTTCTTTGGCATTGAAACTACTAGTATAATGTATGGTCTGACATATGGCAACAGTCGTTATGTTGCTGGTGGTGCTGGTGGTGCAATATTTACTTCTACTGATTCAGAACATTGGGTAAGTAGAACATCTGGAACAACAAGTCAAATAAATGCATTATTGTTCCAAAATAATACTTTTGTCGCAGCAGGAGCTGGTGGAAATATAAGAAATTCTACAGATGGCATCACTTGGGTCACAAGAACATCTGGAACAACAACATCTTTAAATGCATTAAGTTATTACAAAGGCAGATTTTTTGTTAAGGGTGCTTCTGGTTTTATTTCTAGTTCTACAGACGGCATCACATGGGAAACAAGAAGTTCAAAAACTGGTAATATACTTTATGCTGGTATATACGGTAATGGTGTTTACTTATATGCTGGTCAGTCTGGTTTAATGGGAATTTCTAAAAATAATTTCTTTGGTATTGAAACTACTAGTATAATTTATGGTTTAACATATGGCAATGGTCAATATGTTGCTGGTGGTGCTGGTGGTGCAATATTTACTTCGACAGATTCACAAACTTGGATTCAAAGAACTTCAAATACTTCAAGTCAAATCAATGCAGTATTCTACCAAAACGGCCTTTATGTAGTTGCTGGTGCAGGTGGATTAATATCAACTTCACCAGATGCAATTAACTGGACAACAAGAACCTCTGGAACTGCCACCGCATTTAACTCTTTAGGTTTTTATAGAAACAGATATTTTGCACAAGGAACTTCTGGTGTCATGAGAAGTTCTACAGACGGTATTACATGGGAAACAAGAAGTTCAAAAACAGCATCATTAATCACATCTGTTGCTTATGGCAATAATACTTATCTTTATGCTGGTGCTGGTGGTCTTGTAGGCATATCCAATGATAACAATTTCTTTGGTATTGAAACTGATCAAGTGATTTATGGTATGTCTTTTGGTAATGGTGTTTATGTTGCAGGTGGCGGAGCTGGTGTAATATTTACTTCTACTGATACTAAAACTTGGATTCAAAGAACATCAGGCACATCATCTCAAATTAATGCTGTAGATTTCCAAAATAATTTACATATAGCCGCAGGTTCAAATGGTTTAATTTTAACATCACCTGATGCTATCAATTGGACAACAAGACCTTCAGGAACAACTCAAGTATTAAGTTCTTTAGGTTACTACAGAAATAGATATTTTGCAGGTGGAGCTTCAGGAACTTTAATTAGTTCTACAGATGGTGTTACATGGGAAACAAGAAGTTCAAAAACAGCATCGTCAATAAATGCTATGACATACGGTAATGATACATTTGTCTATGCAGGTGCTGGAGGTTTAGCTGGTATTTCTAAAAATAATTTCTTTGGTATAGAAACATCTCAAAACATAAATGATGTTACATTTGGATTAGGTTCTTATGTTGCTGTTGGTACAGCAGGAGTAATTTTTACTTCTACAGATGCAAGAACATGGGTTTCTAGAACGTCTGGTACTTCAACACAATTAAATAGTGTTTTCTTCTTAAATGATAGATTTGTTACAGCTGGTGTTTCTGGTGTATTAAGAACATCAACAGATGGTGTTACATGGGACGCAAGAAATTCTGGAACCATCAGTACAATAAACAAAGTAGATTATTTCAGAAATAATTATGTTTATGTTGGTGATGGTGGTGTTGCAGGTAGTTCTACTGATGCTGTTACTTGGAATTCAGTTTTTTCTGGAACAACATCACAATTAATAACATCAATTTATTCAAATGGAGTTTATGTGAGTGGTGGTGCTGGTGGCACAATCAGACCATCAAAAAATACATTCTTTGGTGCAAACACATCTTTACAATTAAATTCTACTTCTTACGGAAGAAATGTGTATGTTACAGTTGGATCTACTGGCACTTTAAGATCATCTACAGATGCAATTACTTGGGAAGTTAGAACCGCAAGTACCACTTCAGATTTTAATGATGTTGTTTACTATAATATTGCAGTAAGTCCAACAGAAACAACTAATATTAATAATATTTCTACAAGAGCTTATCAGTATTATAGATTTACGATCAATGCTTGGAATACAAGGTCATCTTATGATTATGTTGGTGTAGCAGAAATAAGATTATATGATTTTGGAGGAAATTTAGTCACAATTTCTTCCGCTAATGCCACATCTAGTTATGATACAGTAAACTATGTTGCTTCAAGAGTCATAGATAATTTAGATTCTACTAACAATAATGGATGGTATTCTGGTACTGGAGGTAATGCAGAAACTAATCCAAAAATAACATTGAATCTTCCAGTCGCAACACCAATTAGAAGATATAGAATTTATGGTAATAATGATAGTAGTATAGATATTTCGGCTAATAGTTGGGTGTTAGAAGCCTCTAACGATAATTTAAATTGGACAACTTTAGACACACAAACAGATAGAAACACATATAATACATTTGCTGGTGCTTTCTATGAGAGTTCAGTTAATAACGATTTGTCTGATTATGTTGCAAGATTTATTGCTGTTGGTAATGGTGGATTAATTAGAACATCACATGATGGCATCACATGGTCGACTAGAACTTCAAATACAACAAGTAATATTTTCTCTGTTGCTTCTTATAAAGGACAATATGTAGCTACAGGAGCTGGTGGTCCTTTAACAACATCTACAGATGGTATAACTTGGATAATGAGAACATCAAAAACAGCTAGTATAATGTATTCGTCTGCTTTTGGAAATGAAAGACATTATTCTGCTGGTGCCGGTGGAACAATCATTTATGCCAATAATACATTCTTCGGTTCGAACACTTCAAGTGACATACAAGATAGTACATACGGAAATGGAAGATGGGTCTTTGTTGGAAATGAAGGTACTTTACAAACTTCAACAAATGGAGTTACCTTCGTAAGTGCTAACTCACAAACAACTTCTGCTATACTTTCAGTCGTATATGGAAATGGAATATATGTATTAGCTGGTGTAAATGGTATGATTCGTACATCTACAGATTTTATAACTTGGGATGCAAGAACTTCTGGTACAAGCAGTCATATCAGAAAAATGACTTTCAACAATCAGAGATATTATGCTGTTGGTGATAATGGTTTATTAATCACATCAACTGATGCAATCACATGGGAATCTAGAGCATCTCAAACAACAACAACAATTTATGATATAGTATTTGGTAACAACAGACATGTTTATGTTGGTAATAGTGGTGTTGTTTATTCAATCAATAGAGGTTTCTTTGGATTCACAAGTAGTACATTAAATAAAATAACTTATGCAAATGGTATATACCTCGCTGGAGGTATTAATGGTACATTAGCCACTTCTACTGATGGTATAAGTTGGAACTCAAGAATTTCAAAAACATCAAGTAATATTAGATCGATAGCTTATGGTAATGGACTTTACTTAATTGGTTTAGAAAAAGGTGGTCTAAGAACTTCCATAGACTTTATCAATTGGTCTAATATATTAAGTCCAACACCATCAAATACCATACTCGACATAACTTATGCTAATAATAAATTTGTAGTCGTTGGTGCTAATAATATGATTAGAACTTCTACTGATTTAGTAACTTGGAATGTAAGTGTTCCAAATTTCTTAACAGTAAATGCAAATACAGAAAATGTTTCAAATGTTACAAGTGTAATTTATACTGGAAGTAAATTTATTGTTACGACAGCAAATGGAAATGTTTACACTTCAAATGATGCAACAACATATGAATATTCCCCACTATATAATCCTTTAACACATTATTATGTACCTAAAGTAAATACTTTTGTAGATATTTCTAGAAGTACTTATGGAACTCCAACAACATCTAATGTAGAAGTTTTTGTTGGAGTAGGAGAAACTACTATAGTAGATGAAGCAGTAGGTCAAGTTTTATATAGTACCGCAGGAACATTCTCTTGGGTAGCACCAGCTGGAGTAACTTCAGTAAGTGTTGTTACTATAGGTGGTGGTGGAGGTCCTGCAGCAAGCGCATCAGGAGCTTCAGGTGCCGGCGGCGGTGGTCTTGGATGGAAGAATAACATACCTGTAGTTCCTGGCCAATCTTATACTGTTGTTGTTGGTAATGGAGGAACAAGAGTTACATCAGGAACGGCTCCTTCTGGAGGAAACAGTTACTTCATCAATATTTCTACAGTTGCAGGTTTAGGAGGTCAAGGTGGTCAAGCAGCGCTAGACGCAAACCGGTTAGGTGGAGGATTTGTTGGTGATGGCGGTGGATTTGGTGGTCAAGGAGGAAGCAGATTAGGTACTTTAGCCGGTTCAGGTGGTGGCGGTGGTGCTGGAGGTTATTCTGGTAATGGTGGTGCCGGTGGTAATTTTGGATTTAGTGGTGAAGCCGGTTTAGGTGGCGGTGCTGGTGGCGGTGGTTCTGGTGGTGATGGTGATTCTTCTGGTTCAGGTGGTGGCGTAGGTGTATTCGGTGAAGGTGATAGTGGATTAGGAGGCGCAGGTTCTACAAATGATGGAGCTGGAGGTTTTGGTGGATCTGGTGGAGGAAATGCCAGAGGTGCCAGCAATACTGCACCAGGAAATATATACAGCACGACCACTACATCTCTTGCGGGTTTATATGGTGGTGGTGGTTGCGGTGCCGACACTACTTCAAGTGAACAATCAGCAGGTGCAAGAGGAGCTGTTCGTATAATTTGGGGTCCTGGTAGACAGTTTCCTAAAACTGGTACAATAGATATAACACCAACATAAACGAGAAAGAAATTTAATGAGTAATTTTTCAGATTTTTTCATTAAAAAAAATTATAGAAGAGAAATACAAATTGGTGAACCTTTTTGGAGTTTAGGTCAAAGTAGTTTGCCTGCTAATACAGTGCAACCGGGATCAACGTTAACCATAACTACTTGGCCAGAATTGTATGCTAAAATAGGTCAAGTTTACAATCAATATTGGACAAAACAACCATCAAATACCTCATCACAAATATTTGCTTCATCTTATAATAACGGTCTCTATGTTGTTGGTGGAAGTTCTGGTGCAATTGTAACATCTACAGATTCTAATCATTGGTTGGTTAGAACATCAAACACATCAAGTACTATTAGAACCATAACATCTTCAAGTAATTTATTTTTAGGAGCAGGTGATAATTCAGCTTTAATTACTTCGACAAATGGTATCACTTGGTTTACTAGAGATATAGGAGCTCCTACAAATATATCACTTTATGGTTCAACATATGGCAATTCAACATTTGTTGTTGTTGGAACTTCATCAAATGTAAGAACTTCTACTAACGGAACAACATGGGTTTCTAGAGTAGCAGGATTAAATCCAGTAACTAGTTACAATATAAATTCAGTAACTTACGGTCAGGGAAAGTTTGTTTATGTTGGTTCTTCTGGTGCTGTAGGAACTTCTACAAATGCAATTACATGGGATTATTATCCTAGAGTAAATACCGTTTCTTCAATTCAAGCATATGCTGGAACATATGGTAAAAACTTGTGGATTATAGGTGGGCAAAGTGGTCAACTTCGTTCATCAACAGATGGTGTTACATGGGACACAAGAACATCTAATACAACAAGTCAAATATGGTCTTTCTCGTATACAAATAATCAATTCTTAATGGTTGGTTCAGGTGGTTTATTAAATTATTCAACAGACGGTATAACTTGGGTTACAAGATCATCACTTGTTGGAAATTATATTTACGATATAACATATGGAAACGGTAAATATGTTTATTGTGCTGATGGTGGTATCATAGGAACATCAACTGATTCTGTTACATGGGATTTTTATCCAAGATATCTAGGACAATTTGGAAATACAGCAAGATCATCTGTTTATGGTAATGGAATTTATATAATTGGTGGAGATAATGGATCTATTATAACATCTACAAACGGTATTAACTGGGTAAGTAGAACATCAAACGCATCGAGTAATCAAATAAGAGGTTTAGCTTATTCTGGTAACTTATATGTTTATGGCGCATTTGGTGGTTTAATAGGTTCTTCAACAGATAGTATAACTTGGACCACTAGAACATCTGGAACTACAAGTCAAATTTGGTCTATGACTTACGGACAAGGAAAATTTGTATATGTAGGAGCTTCTGGAATTGTAGGCACTTCTACGAATGGCATCACATGGGTTTCAGGCACTTCAGGTGTCGTTACAACACTTAAAAATGTTAGATTTAAAAATAATTTATTCTTATCTTCAGGTGATAGTGGTACAATTTTAACGTCTACTGATGCTGTTTTTTGGCAAAAGAAAACTATAAGCACTACAAGTACAATTGATTCTATAAACTATGCGAATGGTCTTTACTTAGCAGGTGTATATGGTGGTGCCATTTATACATCGACTGATGCAGAAACTTGGTCTTTAAGGAGAACACCATTGTTCAACCAAGGTTATTCTTTTTATGATTTAGATTATTTTTATGGACATCACATTTATGTTACAGATAATGGATATATTGGCACCTCAACTGATGCAATTACATGGCAAACTAGAACCAATTTTACTGATACAACATTAACTAAACTTTTAGTAAATCAAAATAATAATGAAGCTCTTGTTTCTGGGGTAAATGGTGTAACATGGATATCTAGAAACTCTCTTTTTGGAGCAACAACTAGAACAAATCAATCTTTCACATCAATTACTTATGGAAATGGAAAATTCATAGCTGTTGGTTATGATAGTGGTGTAACGCAAGGTTCTATACATACTTCAACAGATGCTATCAAATGGGAAAGAACAGATTTAATTGGAACATTTTATTTTGCAGCTGGTTATTCTAATGGTTTGTATATTGCTGGTGGAAATAGTGGTTTACTTAAAACATCTACTGATGGTTATGTTTGGACAACCAGAACTTCTAACGCAACACAAACAATCAGAAACATAACATATTACAGAAACAATTATGTATATCTTGGTTATACCAACTTAGGAACTTCTACAGATGGTATAACATGGGAAGTTAAAAATGGACAATGGCAAAGTTATGACAACTATGATTCAATTGTCAATAATAATGACTATATGCACATATCAAGTAGTCAAATCGTTGGTTTAATGAGAAATACATTTTTTGGTTCAAACACACAACAAGAAATAAATACAGTAACCTATTCAAATGGTTTATTTTTGATGGGTGGTCATGTTGTTTCTGGATACAATCGTGGTTTTATATCAACATCTACTGATGCTGTCACATGGGTCACAAGAAATTCAAATACAACTTCAACAATTTATACAATAACTTATGGTAATGGATTGTATTTAGCCGCAGGTCAGAGTAGAACTTTAGTATCTTCTACTGATAGTATAACATGGACAACAGCAACATATAATACAACTATTTCCAGTTCTGCTGATATAAGAACATTAAGTTATGCAAACTCAATTTATATATCAGGTGGTCTTTTTCCAAATGTTCATACATCAACAAGCATTTCAATTTTACAAGATACGAGTTTAGTTTCAAATAAAAATACACAGTTTTTTGTACCAAACCTAAATATTAGTGGTTCAGCAAATGTGGCTAATATATACTATCAATATCAAAATTCTTCTCAAACCAATTTTAGATTGTTAATTAGAGCAAAGTAAATAAATGAGTACACTATCACAATTTTTATCAATGAATCCTTTTGAAGATACGCCTTCAATTGGTGAAATAAAAGTTTTTCCTAGTATTAATATAGGAAGTACAATCATTGATTCTAATAATTATATTAAAGTAGGTTCTATAGTAAGTAAAAATGATTTTCCTTCTTTGTTTAATGTTATAGGTTATGTAGAAGGATCAAACTATACTCGAAAAAATCCAGGATTTATTGCTACAGTTTTAGCAAATAATAGATGGTATGGACTT